GCGAGGCTCGTAGAGGGCTTAAACGCCCGCGGCGGGGACATCGTCCTCGGAGGATATGGCGGGTGGGTTGTGTGGTCCTTTGCGCAAGCCAACGGGAACGGGAACGGTATGAGCTTCCGTATGAAATATTACCACGGGAGTGGAGGGGGAGGACCAGTAACTAAGGGTGCGATTTCGTTCCAAAGGATGAGCGCGATGATCTCGAACGCGGATTGTGTGTGGCAGGGCCACGTCCATGAAAGTATGGTCAACGTCCACGTGGTGGAGCACCTGAACAACAAGCACACCCAAGAACTAAAGGAGGTCCTACATATCCGGACCCCAACGTACAAGGAGGAATACGGAGACGGAACGAAGGGCTGGCACATTATGCGGGGCGCACCGCCGAAGCCGCTGGGGTGCTACGTCCTCGACTTGGAACTTCATACTAAGAAGATCCGGGCGCGGGCCATACCCCTATAAAAAACAAACCCCCGGACGTTTCCGGGGGCCGTAACCAAATAAGCAAAAATGTGCCTGGTGATATGCTCGCGGTGAAGATAGCTATTCTTCCCGCTCTACGGTATACAGTCCCCACAGAAAAGACTTGCGGGTTATGCCCCGTTTCTTTTGGGGTTGGGGTTTGGGTTGATGCTTTAGAATGATGTGGTACCGCTGCTGCAAGGCGCGGACGGAGCGGTCAAATTTGGGCGCGATCTTGTCCCATTGCTGTCGCTTCCTTTGTGGGTCGTGGTACTTGTTGACCAAAGCAATAAGGAGCCGGTCTTCTTCGGGGGTCCATTTCTCTTTCATGTGTTCAATTCAAAAAAGGGCTATTTGATCGCGCTCTTTAAGTACGGCAGCGCAATTCTTTTTGGCCACGTCGTAGTAGCTAGGCTTGAGTTCAAACCCCAAGCCTCGTCGGTTCATCTTTAAGGCCTGATACACCTCCGACCCAATGCCCATAAAGGGAGTCAATACTGTATCTCCAGGGTTGGAATAAAGGTGTATAAGCCTCTCGATTGTATCCAGTTGCAAGGGGCATATATGCTTCTCGTCGCGCTCATCTCGCGCCGTAGTGTATTGCAGGGTATGCGTTTGATTGATGTCCATCCATACCGGACTCGCGTACTTCTGCCACAAATCCACGGGCAAGTCGGTATTGGCCACCGGATTCTCTCGTTCCCCATCCTTGCGGAATACTAGCACGTAGTCCGGAAGCCCAACGGCGCTCATGGTGGAGTCCTTCTTTACCTGTTTATGGAGCAGCTCGATGGCCTTGGTTCGCTGCATCTGAATAACCGGATCCTTCCAAATGGTGACGCGCGAGTGGTATATGAATCCATGCTTCTCAAAGGCCTCTCGAATCATTCCTGAAAAGTCCCGCAATCCTCGGTATCCCTCGACGCCTTTCTTGACCATCAAGTCCATACAATGCACGGCCACGTTTCGCCCTGGTTGCAGGACACGAAACAGATTCTCGACGAGAAAGTCGAAGTGAACGAGGAACTCCTGCCAGTCCGCGCTGTTGCCCATATCCTCGGCATAATCGGAGTATGTGTACAGGTCCGCAAACGGAGGGGAGAAGACACTGAATCCAACGCTATCGTCGGGTACGCTGCGAATGAGTTCTACGCAATCGCCGCGGCGTATAGTATAGTCCTCATTTACGACGTCTTCGATGTTGTATTCCACGTCTTCGATACTTTCTTCGGAGTTTATTGTCGTGGTCATGGCTTCGTTCATAGTGTCAAATTGTGCTTGTTTGCGGTTTATGGATTGGATCACGTTCTCCATCGTGTCAGTGGAGATGATGTAGATGTTCACCTCTTTCTTTTGACCGAAGCGATACGATCGGCGGATGGCCTGATACAACCCCTCGAAGCTGAAATCGAGAGAGGCGAATATCTGATTCGGGCAGTGCTGGAAGTTGAGTCCGAACTGGGCGATCTTGGTCTTCGTAACCAGCACCCGAAACTTGCCGCCCTTAAAGGCTAGAAACGCGCTCTCCTTTTCTTCGGGCGATTGGCTACCGTGAACCTCTACCGCATCCGGGATTAGGTTCAAGATAAATTTGGCCTCCTCATTCTGCCGGACCCAAACGATGAAGGGCTCATCCGAGGCGTTCACTATCTCCGCGGCCGTCTCCATGCGTGGAACTTTGGTAAGCCGTAGCTCGGCATTAAAATTCGTTGCACTTACGGCCACCTCATTAAACAGCATCCCGTGGTCCCTTTGTTCCGTTTGGATTTCTTTGCTGTGGAAATGCAGGGGCGGTAGCTCATGGTCGGAGTCCTCATAGCCCAAGTCCGAAGGCTTCCGAATAACTGAGGACCACGTCCCGACCCATTTATAAAATGACTTCTCCGCGTGGCCTTTAAGTCTCCACTTTTGAGTGCTGCCCCCGTCATGGATAAAGTACGTTGCGCTCATCTCATTGCGGGAGAGCACATCCAGAAACTCAGAATGGTTGCCCAATTCGAGCGGATCGTTTGGGCTTGGGGTAGCCGTGCAAGCCAATTTATAGGGTATGCCCTGGCACCGCTCCAAGATGGATTGCTTCATCCTGCCCATGAAGTTTTTCAGGATTGAAGACTCATCTAGAACCACGCCCGTCACCCCATCGAGATCGACCTTATGGAAGCTCTCATAATTGGTAATTACGACGGCTCCATTCGTGGGCCATTGGTTTACGTGAATTCCAAACTTCTCTCCTTCGCTGACCGTTTGCGCCGCTACTGCAAGCGGGCATAAAATGAGCACGGTGCCTCCGGTTTCTTTGGCCACCTGATGCGCCCACTCTAGCTGCATGAGGGTCTTTCCGAGGCCGCAGTCGGCGAAGATGGCATACTTGCCACGCCGACACGCCCGCTGGACAATCTCCTTTTGAAACGGGAACAGGTGGCGATTGAGGTCTTCGGGTTCAAATCCTACCGCGGCCGTCTTTGCCTGTTTGCTTTGTATGAATTGCTGATAGGTCATGTGTTCTCTTTGTGGTATCTGAATTCCCACCGCACCTCCAGCCGGGAGAGGCGGCAGTTGTCTGCGATGGCATCAAGGACGCGGGTATCCCCGGTCTTGATTTGTCGCAGTAGTTGGTCTTTGTTCGTGCCGAGCTTCTTGGCACACGCCTGTACGCTCCCGTACTGGCTCTTGATCATCTCGAAGAATTCCATCAGAATGAATTGAGGGTTCCGCAGTAGCTGTTCCCGTAGAGGGAACTTTGGCCGCTGCTGATTTCGTGGTTCGGTTCTCGCCTGTCCAGGTCTTCCGTATCGAATACCGTGGTATTGATAGGGTGCATATAGAACCCATCCCCTACGGCGTAGACGTCACACCCGATGCAAGGGTATCCGGTGACGGTTCCCCTCATGCCGAGCACCTTCCATGCCCGCTTGACTTCTTGGTAGTCAATCCACCCGTAACCTGCGAACATAATCATAGCGAGCAGACTTTAGCGTGAGCGGCGTACAGGGCGTCCCGTTGGCCTTTCAAGTTCTGGATCCTCTCGTCATCCTCTGCCCATACCATCGTCCCTTGTACGCGCATGCGGTCGAGCTCGTCGTATCGGGCGATGATGTCGGCGCTGGCCTTGTCGATGAGTATGGAGATAGCGCGAGAAGCGTCGCGGATGGCCTCAGAGCGGCCGAGCTTGTGGTCGGTATTCATGACTTCTCTTTGAGGATTGAGACAGCATCGTCGGCAATCTTCTCCAGCCGCTCGACGTAATTCTGCAAGTCTTTGAGCTTGCGTACCAGGGTCATATCGCGGCGGCGTACGCAGTCGGGCGTAGCGAGCTGAATGACCTCATCAAATAGGGGGGTGCTTGTGTGTGGCATGGGGCAAATATATAGACAAGTTTTGCAATCCTGCAAATTTCTGTCATATCTTTGGAGGGTCAAAACACAAAACGATGACAAGATACAGAGAGTGGTTCGCCGCGGTGAACCGTGCTATCGTCGCAGAGATGGCGGTACAAAAGAAGACGCAGAAACACCTGGCCGATGAGCTGGGCGTTCACGCTGCTACTATCAACCGCAAGCTGAAAGACCCCGGACTGTTCTCCGTGGGCGAGTTGGGCCAAATATGCGAGGCCCTGAACATTGACCTGAAAGACCCGAAGACCTATGGTACAAGCGCAGATTGAATCGATCCAAGGCAAGGGGGACTGGCAAGGCAAGTTCGGGACGATGTACACCTTCGAGATCGCCTTCGCAGACGGGACGGTAGGAGAGGCCAACAGCAAGACCGCCGAGCCTCCGTACAAGGTGGGCGATGAGGTCTACTATGAGGTCCAACGAGAGAACCAGTACGGGAAGAAGT